ATTTTTATGGCTCATTACTGCTTAAAAATCTCTGTAAACTTTAAAGACTTTATAAAGCTTTATAGGTCTTTAGTTGTTCCCTGTATATTCCTATTAAAATTTGTTAAGTCTTTGAAGTTCTTTAGAGTCTTTTTAGTCTTTTGAGATTGTCTAACCCCCTAGTGCAGGAGTACCACCCCCGTCCCCCCCTATATATATACATGCTTATACATTTTGAACAAAAAACAAGTGTCAACTTGAAAGAGGTTAGGTCGGGCTTATTAAGTCTATATAGGATTAGGTTAGGTCTGGATAGGGATATACTATTTACCCCGGTGGGCTACAAGGATATTGTACAGGTGAAATTAGATTTTGTCAAGCTTTTTAGTAAAATACTTGACATAACTTAATATCGACACTATAATAAGTGTTATGAATTTGACTACCGGTAAAGAAAGAAAGCTAACTCAGAAGCAAGAGTTATTTCTAAACAGCCTTATGGAAACACAAGGCGACATTCATAAAGCAGCGGACCTTGCTGGATATTCGGGAAATCCTTACCAAGTCATTAAAAGTTTAAAAGAAGAGATAGTCGATTTAGCCCAGAACATCCTAGCAAAAGAAGCTCCTAAAGCTGCATTCAAGCTTGTTGAGCTTATGACAAGCGATAAACCTATAGCTAATAGCAACGTTAAGCTCCAAGCAGCCCAGACATTGTTAGACAGAGTAGGTGTTACTAAGACAGATAAGGTCTCTGTAGACCATAATGTCAATGGAGGTATATTTATCTTACCTGAAAAGGATAGGATTATTATTGAAGGAGAAATAACGGATGCCTAAAAAGAAAGACCCTAGACTAGAACGAGCAGGGGTGTCTGGCTATAACAAGCCTAAAAGAACACCCAATCACCCTAAGAAGTCCCACGTTGTGGTTGCTAAAGAAGGTGAAAAGATTAAACTTATTCGTTTTGGTGAAAAGGGAGCTAAAACAGCTGGTAAGCCTAAGAAAGGTGAATCGGCTCGTATGAAGGCTAAAAGAAAATCTTTTAAGGCTAGACATGCTAAGAATATTGCCAAAGGCAAAATGTCAGCAGCATATTGGGCCGATAAAGTTAAATGGTAAACGTTCAAGCCTTGTAAAGGTTCGGAAGTAGACTTTGTTGTAGTCGAAGGAACGCACAATCTAAATGGAGGTGCGTTATGTCTATTACAACACAACTAACTTTAAAGAAAGTTTTGAAGAAAACTATCTTGCAAAAGAAAGAAAAAGAATATAAATTATTGTTATTATTAAGAAGGAACTAAAATGGAATATTTATTAATAATTATGTTTTGCGTTGCTGTTCTTGTTGTTGCTGTCGAAGCACTTAAGCCAGAATGGTTTGCACCACTCAAAAAGTGGGCTAACAAGAAAAAGAAGTAATGCCACAGATAGGAAGCCCGGATAAGCCGGTTAAATTTAAATCAGGAACAATAGCTGGGAAAGGCTCTAAAGCCCGTCCCGGTGTTTATACACAAGAGTATCGAGATAACTTCGATAGGATATTTGGACATGCCAAGAAAAAGCACAACAACAAAAAGAAAGCCTAAATCACGTGTCAACGAAGCTGGTAATTATACCAAGCCGAGTATGCGTAAGAGGCTTTTCGAAAAGATTAAGGCCGGTTCTAAAGGTGGTAAACCCGGTCAGTGGTCTGCTCGGAAAGCCCAGCTTTTAGCGAAAGAGTACAAAGCCAAAGGCGGAGGTTACAAAAAGTAATGTTGTACGGAGTAGAGGAAGCATTTAGATTCATGAAGGAATGGTTAAGGAACGATGCCACTAACAAAAGGAAAAAGCCAAAAGGTCGTAAGCAAAAATATACGAAGGCTAAAAAAGGAAGGTAAACCACAGAAACAAGCTGTGGCTATTGCTTTATCTAAAGCCGGTAAAAGTAAAAAGAAAAAATATGGCACTAAAAAAATCACAAAAAAGTCTTAAGAAGTGGACTGAACAAAAATGGCGAACTAAGTCCGGTAAAAAATCATCTAAGACCGGAGAACGTTATTTACCAGAAAAAGCTATAAAAGCTTTAAGCCCTAAAGAGTATGCTGCTACAACAAGAAAGAAAAGAGCAGATACAAAGAAAGGAAAACAATTTTCTAAACAGCCTAAAAAGGTAGCTGCTAAAGTCAGAAAGTATAGAAAAAAATGAGTATGCTGCCTGAAGGCTACATCAAAAAAAAGTCTAGAACTATACCATTCGGTTACAGAGAATCGGAAATCAAAGGTTATCTACAACCTATACCCGACCAACTAGAAGTCTTACAAAAATATCTTAAAGCTGTTATACAGCAAGAAGCTTCGTTACGTGAAGCAGCTGAAGCAGTATCTGTTGAAACTGGTAGAAAAATAAGTCATACAGCATTATCTAAAATGCTTAAAAAAGATTTATGGGAATTACTACCAAATGAATATGAAAAAGATACCGAAGGTAACTTTGTTCTTAATGCCAAAGGTGAACCAAAAAGAAAAACAGGACGACCAAAAGGAGTAAAAAGTAATTACAACTTTTCTAAAGCACAACGTAGAAAACAAAAAATAAATCAAGAAAAGAAAAACTTAGAAAAATTAAAAAAGAAAGTAGCTTATAAAGAAACAAAACTAAAACGAGAAAGTAAAGTTATCGAAGCTTTAGAAAAAGATAACAGTAATAAAGTTGTTACAACAGAAGACTTAGACAGTTTAACTCCGTCTGTACAAGAAACATTACAGGATGCTAAAGTTATATTCCATCCTAACGAAGGACCACAAACAAGTTTTTTAGCAGCAGATGAAAAAGATGTTCTCTACGGTGGAGCAGCAGGTGGTGGTAAATCTTATGCTATGCTAGTTGACCCATTACGTTATGCCCACAGAAAAGCTCACAGAGCTTTAATACTTAGAAGGTCCATGCCAGAACTAAGAGAACTTATTGACAAGTCAAGAGAGTTATATCCCCAAGCATTTCCCGGTGCAAGATTTCGTGAAGTTGAAAAGGTTTGGACATTTCCATCAGGAGCTAAAGTAGAGTTTGGTTTCTTGGAAAAAGAAGCAGATGTGTATCGTTATCAAGGACAAGCATATAGTTGGATTGGTTTTGATGAAATAACTCACTTACCAACAGAGTTTGGTTGGAACTATTTGGCATCTAGACTTCGTACAACAGACTCAGAAATAAAAACTTATTTACGTTGTACAGCTAACCCCGGTGGTGTTGGTGCTCATTGGGTTAAAAAAAGATACATTGAACCTGCCAACCCAGATTCATCTTTTATTGGTAATGACGGTCTATCTAGAAAATTTATACCAGCTAGACTAAACGATAACCCTTACTTATCTCGTGATGGTATTTATCAAAAAATGTTGGAATCTTTACCGCCAACACAAAGAAAACAACTTCTAGAAGGTAATTGGGAAGTTTCAGAGGGAGCAGCTTTCACCGAATTTGATGTAACTGTACATGTTATTGAGCCATTTCAGTTTCCTTTTCATTGGGAAAGAGTTAAAGGAATCGACTATGGTTACGCTTCAGAAAGCTGTTGTTTATGGGGAACAGTGGACCGAGAAGACGGAACTTTGATAATTTATAGGGAATTATACCAAAAAGGCTTGACAGGTGACGAATTAGGCACTATAATAGGGAATATGGAATTGGAAGACCCTTTTTCGGTTCCGGGTGTGCTTGATACAGCAGCTTGGGCTAAAACAGGGACGACTGGCCCAACTGTAGGTGAGACTCTACAAAAGATGGGACATAAGCTAAGACGAGCAGATAAAAACAGAATACAAGGTAAAATACAAATACACGAATACTTAAAGACAAGAAACAACGGAAGACCAAAGTTACAAATTTTTAATACGTGTAAAAATTTAATAAGAGAGTTACAAAGTATACCACTCTCTAAAACAAATTCTGAAGACGTGGATACTCATGCTTCAGACCATGCTTATGATGCTCTGCGTTATATGATAATGAGCAGACCCCGAATGGATAGTCCCCTACAGAGAATGGACGACTACAAACGTAATATGTTTGAACCTTCTGATTCTACGTTTGGATACTAAGGATGGAAGAGAACACGTTTTTAAATGCTAATAATATCTACGAAGATGTTGAGGGAGAAGCAGGTAAGAGTTTAAATCTTATTGAAAACCAAAAAATAAATCTTGTAGGAATTATTCAAAGTAGATTTGCAGTCGCAGAACAAGCAAGAGACACAGACGAACAAAGATGGTTAGAGTCCTACGAAAACTATAGAGGGCTTTACGGCAAAAGAGTAAAATTTAGAGATTCTGAAAAATCCAGAGTATTTGTAAAAGTTACCAAGACCAAAGTCTTAGCTGCATTCGGCCAAATGGTCGATGTAATTTTTGGTACAGGTAAATTTCCTATAGGTATTAGTAGAACTAAAGTACCAGAGGGAGAAAAAGAATATGCTTATTTAGATACCCAAAATCCAATTCCCGGTATCGAGTCTCCTGAAATAAGTGAAGAAGAACTAGACAATATAGGAAATTTAAAAGGTGGGCCGTTTGATATTGGTTATCGAGGAGATGGTAAGGTACTTAAACCCGGAGCTACATTTGGCGATGGAATGTTTGAAGAACATGAAACCCCTATTGAAGTCCAAGCTGAAAATTTAGGTATACTTAAAGAAGGTCCTTCACCAAGACCAGACATGCCTCAGATTTCTCCAGCAGATAAAGCTGCTAGGAAAATGGAGAAGTTAATTCATGACCAAATAGAAGAATCAAATGGTTCTGCAGAAATTAGAAATGCTTTATTAGAATCAGCATTATTAGGAACAGGAATTATTAAGGGTCCATTTAATTTTAACAAGACTCTTAATCATTGGAAGAAAAATTCAGATGGTGAGAGAGAATATTCACCTATACACGTAAGAGTACCAAGAATTGAATTTGTAAGTTGCTGGGATTTTTATCCTGACCCCGGTGCAACTAATATTGACGAATGTGAGTATGTTATACATAGACATAAACTAAACAAAAGTCAATTAAGAGCATTACGTAAAATGCCTTACTTCGATGAAGAATCTATTAGAGAATGTCTTCAAGATGGTCCAAATTACGTAGAAAAAGATTTTGAAAGTCAACTTAAAGATGACTACGATACTGAAGAAGCATACGACAATGCTTTTGAAGTAATAGAATACTGGGGTATTATGGATGCCGAGTATGCTAGACAAGTAGGTATCGAACTTGATGAAAGTGTTGACGACCTTGATGAGGTTCAAATCAATGCATGGGTTTGTGGTGATAAACTACTAAGAGCAGTTATCAATCCATTTACTCCATACAGAATACCTTATCATGCTTTTCCATACGAAAGAAATCCATATAACTTCTTTGGTATTGGAGTAGCTGAGAATATGAATGATTCTCAACAAATTATGAATGGTCATGCAAGAATGGCTATTGATAATTTAGCTTTAGCTGGTTCTTTAGTATTTGACGTAGATGAATCAGCTCTTGTCGGTGGACAAAATATGGAAATATACCCCGGCAAAATATTTAGAAGACAAGCAGGAATGCCCGGCCAAGCAGTACACGGTTTAAAATTTCCAAATACTGCACCTGAAAACATGATGATGTTTGACAGGTTTAGGCAGTTAGCTGATGAACAAACAGGTATACCTAGCTACTCTCACGGACAAACAGGTGTTCAAAGTATGACAAGAACAGCTTCTGGTATGTCAATGTTGTTAGGAGCAGCTAGTTTAAATATAAAAACTGTTATAAAGAATTTAGATGATTTTCTTTTAAAACCATTAGGTGAAGCATACTTCCAATGGAATATGCAATTTTTAGAAGATAATCTAGATGTAGTAGGTGACTTAGAAGTTAAGGCAACTGGTACCAATAGCTTGATGCAGAAAGAAGTAAGAAGTCAAAGATTGACAATGTTCTTACAGACTGCACAAAATCCAAGCATTGCTCCGTTTGTTAAAGTTTCAAAGTTAATTAGTGAACTTGCCTACAGTCTCGACTTGGACCCTGATGAAATACTCAATGACCCAGAAGAGGCTGCAATGATGGCACAAATAATAGGGATGCAAAATGTTAGACAAGAACCTAGCGAGGAAGCTCAACCCTTTGGTGAGCAACAAGGAATTATGGGAGGCCCTCAAGGAGTACCTCAACAACCAGCGGAACTTGGACCTACAGGCACTGGTGGTGGCAACATCGGAATTGGAAATGTACCGGTTGCAGGGGAAACTACGTTTAGTGGGACACCTAGACCAACTGGACCTGTTGGTGAAGGAAGCCCTGAATAGAAAGGAAGAAAAATGAAAGATTTATTAAATCCAGATATGGTATCAGAAAAAGATAATGATGCAGCTTTTAAAAACTATGGTTTAGTTTTACGAGGTGTTCAACAAGTTCCAGTAGAAGATTTACCTATGGTAAGAGAACTTGTAGTAAAAGGTGAAAACTTACCAGAACGTTTTAATTTTGAAGGAGAAGAAGGTATTTCTATAAGTCCTGTAATGGCACAACAACAATTCCCAGAAGATTTATTAAAAGCAATAGATTTCGTAATTAGCGAAGCTCAACCAAAAGAACCCATGATGGATGGTGGCGAAGCACAAATTATGGAAGACGAGCCAAGAGCAATGTTAAATGAAGGCTCTTTGCTTGAAGAAGATTATGACGAACAAGACATGGTCCCTGACGATGAAATGGAAGAGGACTACATGGAGTATGTTGTAAATGAAGCTCTAAGTGAAGAAGAGCAAGACATGTTCCAAAAAGAATTAGAAGCTAATCCAGAAATAGCTAATTTATTTATGAAAGTTATGGATGTAGCTCAAGAGTTTTCTGGAGCCGGGGAAGTTGAAGGTCCCGGCACCGGAGTATCCGATTCGATACCTGCAAGGTTATCGGATGGAGAATTTGTTTTCACTGCAAAAGCAGTTGAGTATATCGGAGCTGATGAATTATCTAAGATGATGAAAGAAGCCGAGAGTGCTTATGATAGAGAACAAAAGCAGTATGGTGGACCAATGCTAGAAGAGCAACAGCCTGAAAAAATCGTAAGGTCTGAAACAGTTGTTACTAAAGCACAACCAGTAATGGGAGCTTTATTAGTAGCTGAAGATGACATAGTCGAAGAACAAAGGCGAGAAAATCTGAAAGCAAATGGTAAACACGTACTTAGCTAAAAAATTTATGTAACCCGAAAGGCCAACTTTACGAACAAGCCCTGCGTAGTGCACAAAAGCGGCCAACTTGTTTAGAAAGCCCTGATTAGGAGGATGATATGACAACGAAAGTTGATAAAGAGGAAAATGCCAATCCTTATAATATGAATAAATCTTGGCATAACGTTAAAGAAAAAGAATTTGTCTCAGCAGACAGTGTTTATTACAGCGTTGCTGAATCTGGTCAACCAGAGGAAGTTGAAGAAGTAAAAGCACAAAAGAATGTTGAGAAGAAAGAAAGAGCTTATAAACGTCCTGACTATAAAAAACGTTATGACGAAATGAAAAGGCATCACGATAAAACTGTTGGAGAATTACGTGCTGAAGTAGCTGCCTTGAAAGAACAACAAGAAGTTACTGAATACGAAGCTCCTGAAACTCTAGAAGAACTAGAATCTTTTAGAGATAAATATCCAGATGTCTATAAAGTTGTAGAAACAGTTGCTCATCTAAAAAGCTCAGAAAAAGCTAAAAACTTAGAAGAGAAACTAAATATTTTACAACGTAGAGAAAATGAGCTAGTTCAGAAAGATGCTTTGACTAGGCTAGAGAAAGCACATCCAGATTTTAGAGAAGTCAAAAATAGTAAAGACTTCAAAGACTGGACAGACTCTCAACCTGCATCTATACAAGATTGGATTAGAAATAATGCAAACGATGCAGACTTAGCCATAAGAGCTATAGATTTATTCAAAAAAGATATGGGTATTGGTGTTCCTGAAAGAAAACAACCGAAGTTAGATTATCAGCAGTCCAAATCTCAAGCTGCCGAAATGGTATCAACGAAAACAACATCGTTTGATTCCAAGGAGCCTAAAGTTTGGACAGAAAAGGAGATTCTTGCTTTATCTCCAGCTGAATTTGATAGACTTGAACAGGAAATCGATAGAGCTTGGGAAGAAGGAAGAATCGTAAGATAAACTTAATTTTAACCAAGGAGTATTAAAATGGCACAGTATTTTGAACCAACCCCAGATACCAATGCTAACTTTGCAAACTCCGTTAGTGGTCAAGCTAATAGTTTCTTCCTGCCTTCTATATATTCTGCTAAAGTTTTAAACTTTTTCAGAAAGGCATCAGTGGTAGAAGCTATTACAAATACTGACTACTCCGGAGAAATTAGTAATTATGGAGACTCTGTCAAAATAATTAAAGAACCAGTAATCTCAGTGTATGACTACACAAGAGGTTCTGATACAACTCAAACTAAGCTAACCGACCAAGAGCTAACACTCGTAGTCGATTCAGCTAAAGCTTTCAAATTCATCGTAGATGATATTGAGAGAGATATGTCTCACGTCAACTTTAAAGAAGTTGCAACATCTTCAGCAGCTTATGCTCTAAGAGATTCTTTCGATGCAGCAGTTATCGAATCAATGTTCTCAGGTGTTTCTTCTTCTTCACCAGACCATGTACTAGGTGCAGACTCAGCTACAAAATTAGGAGCAGGAGTCTATGATGGTGCAGGTTCTATTGACTTAGGTGTATCTGCAGAGACAGACCCATTAGACGTACTTGCAAGAATGGCAAGACTATTAGATGACGCAAACGTTCCTGAAGAAGGTAGATGGTTTGTAGCTTCTCCAGAATTTTATGAGCAGCTATCACAATCCAGCTCAAAACTTCTTTCTGTTGACTACAACGCAGGACAAGGCTCAATCAGAAATGGTCTAGTATCTAGCGGTAAGTTAAGAGGTTTCAATATGTACAAATCTAATAACATTGCAGCTGTTACAAACGCTTCAGGAAAATGTCTAGCTGGACACATTTCCTCAACAGCAACAGCTCAAACAATCATCTCAACTGAAGTCCTAAGAGACCCAAGTTCATTTGGTGATATTGTTAGAGGCCTACATGTTTATGGAGCAAAAGTATTGAGAGACGATGCATTAGTATCAGCTTTCTATACAATAGACTAATAATAGCCTATACGGGGGAGTCTTCGGGCTCCTCCACTTTTACAAGGAGAGATAAAATGAAAAAAAGAGAAGCTTATAGAAACGGTTTGGAAGTACCTGTTGGAAAAAAAGTACCCAATAAAATTAAAAAAGTAAGAATGCCTTCAAAACCTAAAGGTAAAAGAGATAGCGAAGGTAGATATAATTTTAGCCGAGGTAATCTTGTATCAAAAGCTATGGACGTTCTGAAACCTAATTAGAGTAAAATGAATAGAGTACCAAACACAAAATACAAAAAGAACAAATATACAGGGAGAGATATGATGAAAGATGGTGGACACAAAGCTGGTCGTAAGATGGCAAGACCTACACAATCAAGAAAAAAATTAAGTGAAGAAATGCAAAAAATGAAAAGAAAAAAATATTTTGGCGGAAGTTCAGGTGATGGTTTTACTGAAATGAGAAAAGCTAAAATGGCCTACAGTAGTGGCGGTAAAGCTAGAAAAGCTTATGCTCATGGCGGTAAAGGCGGATATGGTTCTGTACAAGATATGGAAAAAGCTTGTAATAAAATGGTAGGTATGAATACCATGGACATGAAAGGCGAGAAGTAATGAAAGTACCAGCACCTAAAGGTTATCATTGGATGAAAAGTGGCAAAAGCTACAAGCTAATGAAAGACCCTAAAGATGGTTACAGACCACACAAAGGAGCTAGTAAGTCAGCAAATTTTGCAATAGAAAAAGTACATAAAAAATAATGGCAACAACTTATTTAGATTTAACAAACGAAATTTTAAGAGAGTTAAATGAAATACCTTTAACGGCTGCTAACTTTGGAAACGCAACAGGGTTTCAACAATTTGTTAAAGATGCAATTAATAAATCTATTTTTGACATTGCAAATGAAGAACCTCAATTACCTTTCTTTGCAGCAGATTTAAGTGGAGTTACAAATCCTTTTTACGGAAACGTTGTAGTTCCTACAGTTATAGGACAAAGATACTATCTACTAAAAAGCGATAGTACAAGTATTAAAGATGATTATGGTTCCGTAGATTGGGACGATTTTTATTTAACAACAATTAATGTTTCTGGTGAATCAGCACCTTACGTATCTCAAGGGTTAAAATTTTTAACTCATGCTGATTGGAGAAGATATTACAGAGACAATGAAAATAATGACTCAGCCGAGGGACAGGTTTATGGTGAACCTAAGTACGTTATTAAATCTCCCGATAACAGAAAGTTTGGCTTGAGTCCAATACCAGACAAAATTTATAATATACATTTTTATGCTTATGTAAAACCTACAGCTTTATCAGCATATACTGATGAAATAATTTTGCCAGACCAGTATAAAAATGTTATTTTAGCAAGAGTAAGATATTACACATGGCAGTTTAAAGAAAGCCCACAACAAGCTTCTTTTGCACTGCAAGATTATGTACAAAGTATGAAGGCGATGAAAGAAAACTTAATTAATCCACAGCCTAAATACATGACAGACGATAGAACTTATTTTTAATTATGGCACGTTCACAACCTTATACAGTTGCTTGTGCCGGAGGTTTAGTAAATTCATCAAATGCGATAGATTTACTTAGATTTCCCGGTGTAGCTAAAGAGTTACAAAACTTTGAAGTCTCAATAGAAGGAGGCTACAGAAGAATAAATGGTTTTGCAAAGTTTGGCGGAGCTAGTGCAACACAACCAACTGGTAGTGATGATAACATTCAAGGAATATTTCCTTATGCCGATGGAGTTATTGCGTGTGCAGGTAATCAAATATTTTTTAGTAATGACGGTATTAACTGGCTTATTATAAATAAATTATCAGCAGGTGGAGGCGATAACTATACTACCTTTGTTGGTAAAAGTGAAGTAACATTAACCAATCAAGGACAATGCAGTTTTGTAGTTTTTGAAGGTCCTAACTATGATTATGGTGAAGTTATTATTGCAGATGGTGGTAATTTACCTTTTTCTTTTCGTATGGAAGGAACAGGTGATTTAACAACTAGAACATTTTATACTCAACAAATTACAGTAGATAGTACTAATGCAGTTAAATATATTACCATACACGACCACCATTTAATAGCTGCAGGAGTCGGTAATAATTTAAATACTATTTATTATAGTGTTGATAATGACCCAGACAATTTTACAGGTGCAGGTGCTGGTTCAATAGTAATATCAGACCAGATTGTAGGTATTAGAGGATTTAGGGAAGATTTATTTATATTTTGTGAAAACAGTATTCATAAACTAATAAATATAAATGACTCTCAAACTATAGCAGTTGTTCCCGTAGCAGAAAATGTTGGATGTTTAAGTGGCTACAGCATACAAGAAATCGGTGGTGACTTATTATTTTTAGCACCAGATGGTTTTAGAACAGTTGCTGGTACTGCAAGAATTGGTGACGTTGAATTAGGTACAGTTAGTAAAGCAATTCAACCTTTAATAACAGAAGTAGCTAGAGATATAGCTCAATATAGAATAGATAGTTTAGTTATTAGAGAAAAATCTCAGTATAGACTTTTTTATACTAAGATTGGCACAGCTAGAGCAGTGCAAGAAGGAATAATAGGAACACTAAGACCAAATGGTTTTGAATGGTCAGAAACTAGAGGTATCGAAGTTACAAGCATAAATTCAAACTTTGATAATGAAGGGACTGAAGTATATTATCATGGTGATACATCTGGGTATGTATTTTTACATGATTCAGGCAATGACTTTGATGGTGAAGATATTCTAGCAAGATATAGTACACCAGATTATGATTATGGCGATTTAGGAACTTTAAAAACATTACATTTTATTAAAGTTTCTATAAGTAATGAAGGTGTGGTGTCACCAAATTTAAGATATCAATTTGATTATGGCGACCCTCTTACACCTCAATTTACAAGCTCAGTATCGTTAGGTACAATTAATCCAGCATCAATATTTGGTGAAGCTGTTTTTGGATTAAATGCTTTTGGTGCAGTGTCTGCTCCTTTGATTAGAATACCGCTTCAAGGAAGTGGTCACAGTAATAATTTTTCTATTCAAAGTCAAGACAGTCGCTCACCTTATACAATAAACGGATTTTATATAGATTACATACCATCAGGAAGGAGATAAAAAATTATGGCAGGTTATACACGACAGAGTAGTTTTGTAGATGGCGATACCATCACAGCAGCAATATTTAATGACGAATTTAATCAGTTATTAAATGCATTTAACAATAGCACTGGTCACAAACACGATGGCACTACAGCCGAAGGACCAGTAATAGCATTGATTGGAGACTCAGGTAGTTCTCCTGTCAACAAAGTATTAATAGACACAACAAACAATCACATAGAATTTTGGATTGACGTATCATCTACTTCAGTTCAACAAATGTATATCGCTGACGGTGCTATCCTTCCAGTCACTGATAACGATATAGATTTAGGTTCTTCATCTTTAGAGTTTAAAGATTTATATTTAGATGGTACGGCAAACATCGATAGTCTTGTAGCCGATACAGCTGATATTAATGGTGGTACGATTGACGGTGCAATTATAGGCGGTTCTAGTGCAGCAGCTATTACAGGTACAACTGTTACATTTAGTGATTTATCAGACGGTACTATTACTGTAACAGCTTTTGTTGACGAAGATGATATGACATCCGACTCAGCAACTTTGATACCAACACAGCAATCAGTTAAGGCCTATGTTGATGCCCAAGTTACAGCACAAGATTTAGACTTTCAAGGTGACTCAGGCGGTGCTTTATCGATTGACCTAGACAGCGAATCTTTAACAATCGCTGGTGGTACAGGTATAGATACTTCAGGAGCTATTAATACCTTAACAGTTGCTATAGACTCTACAGTAGTTACACTAGCCGATTCGCAAACATTAACAAACAAAACATTAACAAGTCCTGTTATTAGCTCAATTAGCAACACAGGTACTCTTACTTTACCAACCTCAACAGATACGTTGGTAGGTAGAGCAACAACAGATACGTTAACAAACAAATCCATAGATGCAGACAACAATACTGTATCAAACATTGAAGTAGACAACTTCAAAGCCTCGGCAATAGTTTTAGAATCTGAAGGTATTGGGTCCAATGACAACGATACTAGCTTACCAACTTCAGCAGCAGTTAAAGATTACGTTGATACACAACTGACTGCAGAAGACCTAGATTTCCAAGGTGATTCTGGTGGAGCATTATCCATTGATTTAGATAGTGAAGTTTTAACCATTGCTGGAGGTGCTGGTATAGACACTTCTGGTTCATTAAATACACTTACAGTCGCTATCGATTCAACAGTAGCCACCTTAACAGGCAGCCAAACACTAACTAATAAAACACTAACCAGCCCTGTTTTAAATACAGGAGTTTCTGGTACAGCTTTCCTAGATGATGATACCTTTGCTACAGCTACTGCAAGTACTTTAGCTTCTTCAGAATCTATTAAAGCTTATGTTGACTCACAAGTAACTGCTCAAGATTTAGATTTCCAAGCAGATACTGGCGGTGCTTTAAATATTGATTTAGATTCAGAAACTTTAACATTTACAGGTGGAACAGGTATCGATACAGCCGGTTCAAGCAACACAGTTACTTTCTCATTAGACTTAAATGAACTTACAACTGAAACTACAATAGCTCAAGATGACTTTGTAGCTATGGTAGATAATACTGATAGTGGTTCGGGTAAAATTACATTTAGCGATTTAGAAGATGCAGTATTTGGTAACGTCAGTGGCGATGCTACAGTAGCAGCCGGAGGTGCTTTAACTTTAGCTAACTCAGGTGTAACTGCTGCTTCGTATGGTTCAGCCACAGCTATTCCAGTGATAACAGTCGATGCCAAAGGTAGATTAACTGCTGTTTC